ATTTTATATTTCTCCGCCGTCGCCAACGGCATCGCTGCCAAGATTTATGAAAAATATCGAAACTACGATGCGACGAATTCAGGCAACAAACGTGCTGATGAAATGACACCAAGCATTGATGAATATCGACGCAACAAACATTGGGCGATTCAACAACTACTCGGTAAAAATCATACGGTGGTGGATTTGATATGAAAATGAATATTTATTCAAAAGAAACTCATAAACGTGTTCATCAGTACACATTTACTCAAGAAGAGTTGCAACGCCTAGCACTCGAAAAAGTTGCAAATGAGCTAGGCTTGGATTTGTCAAAAGTCGAAATATCTACAGAATCCAACCTGCGATCCCAAAGCAATGGAATCAATCCAACTACTTTTTGTTGTCATGTATCGATTACAGAAAAATTGGACTATGAGGGTGATGTATGAATAAACAATGTCAATGTTGCTGCAGCAAATGCAAACCTAAAAGTGATATGAGCGAGTGCAACTGTCGAGGATGCCAAATATCCAAGTCAGGCATGGGTTATCAACCCTGCTCAGGTAAGATCAAGGCATTACGACCACCCGAAATCACCAATGGACCCGACGTCAAACTTTGGCCATCAGGTGAAATCATTCCAGATAATGTTCCTGCACCACCATTATTAAAGATTGGTGAGGAGCAGAAACGTAAAACAACATTCTGGGGCAAGTGGTTTCGATGAATACCATCCGATCCATGCAGAACGACACGATAGATCGTATTTGTTGGCGTTATTACGGACGAGGCTCAGGTGTTATTGAGCAAGTCATCGCAGCCAATCCACAGCTTGCCGACATTGGTGTGATTTTACCTATCGGCACATTGGTCAATCTGCCTGAGATCAGCACACCCCAAGCCACCAAACAAAGCATTCAACTATGGGACTAACACAATGCCCGAACCAACATCAGTCACCACCACCGCACTTGCATTGAGCTCAGCATCGCTATTGCCATTTGTCAACGGCAACATTCTGCTCGGTGCAGTACTCGGTGGCGTGGTAATCACTGCAGAGTCTAAAAATCTTACAGGCGCAAAGCGTGTCTACACCATGCTGGTATCCACAGCAGTCGGCTACTTGATTGCACCTGTGGTGATGGAGCTTTTACCTACACCCTTTAACAATGCAGGCTTGTGTGGACTCATTTCGTCAGTATTTGCATTGCTGATTTTAGTCAAGCTGTTGGATTGGGCAAAAGTGTCCAAACTCTCTGATATTTGGAAAGTGTTTAGAGGCGGAGGCTCTCTATGATGATTCAGATTATCGCACTTTGCGCATATATCTTCTGCGCATTTCGTATTGTCTATTTCAGCCGTGATGGTTCACGTTACCACCGTGGCTACGCATGGTTTGCCACATTATTGGCAGCATCATTTTTCGGACAATCCATTCATATTATTTTTTTCAAAGACCCAGTCACCATATGGGATGCCGTGTTTGCAGTAGTACTCGCTGTGATCGTGCAACGTAGTGGTGGCAACGTGGCAAAACTCATTTGGAGCGCATCATGAAGATTTTACGATTCGGTGCAAAAGGCGAAGCCGTCATCACCCTGCAAACCCAACTCAAGAAACTCGGTTTTACTGGTAAAACTCGCAAAGCATTGATCATTGATGGTGATTTTGGTGAGCAAACTGAATACGCCGTTATGCAATTTCAGCGCAAACATAACTTGCTGGATGACGGTAAAGTCGGCGAAAAAACCTATGCTGCATTACATGGTAAATCAACTGACAAATTACTCAGTGCCAAAGACTATGCCAATGCAGCAAAACAGCTTGGCGTATCAGAGCTCGTGATTCGAGTATTTGGCGCAGTTGAGGGACTTGGTGCAGGCTTTTTACCCAATGGCAAACCCAAAATCCTATTTGAACGCCATCGCATGTATTACTACTTGAAGCAAAAACACGGCACAGCTTTTGCCAATCAGATGCAAGCGAAGTACCCAAGCATTGTCAACCGAGCCACTGGTGGCTATCAAGGTAACAATGCCGAACACGTCCGACTTGCGACAGCGATGCAGATCGACCGAGATTGCGCACTCATGTCAGCCAGTTGGGGACAGTTCCAAATCATGGGGGAGAACTGGAAATCTCTAGGCTACGCTTCTGTTCAAGACTTTGTCGATTCACAATACCTCAACGAAGCCAATCAGCTGGATGCCTTTGTTCGATTCATTGAGTTCAAAAAAGGCGAAGTGGACGGCAAAGACATTACCTTGATCGACGCACTACGTCAGCAAAACTGGCATGCAGTCTTTACCCTGTACAACGGACGGAACTACAAAAAGCTCGGCTACCAAGCCAAGTTCCAACGAGAGTGGGATCACCTTGAGCCGTTATACGGAAAACAAGCCGCATGAAAAAACTGCAAAGTCTAAGAGACCACTTACTCAAGGCGATTCCAGAGTTAGCACAAAACCCTGATCGCATTCTCGTTTTTGCTGACAATGGCAATGTCCGAAGCACATTAGCAAACGGCTTATCATTCGAGTACGTTTACACAGCTTCATTGGTACTCGTAGACTTTGCAGGCGATCTTGCTGCCGTGAGCATTCCAGTACTCGACTGGGTGCGCATTCATCAACCTGAGTTGATGTCCAACCTTGACAAAGCCAACGAAGCCATCAAATTCGAAGCCGAGATTAAAACCAATGACAAAGTGGATCTCGGCATCGAGCTAGCACTCACCGAACGAGTCATCGTCAAGCGTGATGGTGGCAACCTGAGCATCGACTATCCAGCCGAACCAACCTATGAGAAAGCAGCTGCATCGACCCTTGTGACTTTGATTGATAATGCAACAGGACAGACCCTAGCATCTTGGCAGTCACGAGATCCCGAAGAACAATATTTTTTATAGTGCGAAGCCATGCCGACGGATCTACACGATTTTGATCAACTCACCACCGAGTTAGAACGCTACCTCGACAAGCTCAGTGAATCTGAACGCAACAAACTCGCCTTGTACCTCGGACGCAAGATCCGCAAAAGTCAGAGTCAACGCATCACAAAACAACAAAATCCCGACGGCACAGCCTACGAACCACGACGCAAGGGACTCCGTGAGCGATCAGGACATATCCGTCGCAAGATGTTCCAAAAGCTTAAAACCATTAAACATCTTAAAGTAGAGCGAGAAGCTAACGGCGTCAGCATTGGTTTTAACAGTCGCATATCCCACATAGCACGCATTCACCAAGATGGCTTGGTGGATCGTGTCTATATCACCGAACACCAAGCCATCCGTGTGCGCTATACACAACGCACATTGCTTGGCTTCACTGATGCAGAAATCGAAATGACCGCCGACGAAGTCAGACAACATATTCTTGAAAAATAATAACTTCAGCTGAGTTGTAAACAGCGCATCTACAACCGCAACCACATGCAATAAATAAATAGCTGCACCACGATTGCAGCATGAATACCGAAAACGTCCGTCGCCTCGAAAACCTCATCCGCTTTGGTGTGATCTCCTCCGTAGACCATACCAAAGCACGATGCATTGTAGATTTTCAAGGGATCATCTCTGCACCATTGCCATGGCTCACACTTCGAGCAGGCACAGACACGACTTGGGATTCACCAAGCATTGGTGAGCAAGTCCTCGTGCTTTCTCCAAGCGGAGAGCTTTGCAACGGCGTTGTGCTGTTTGGCATGTATAGCACTGCACATCCAGCGCCTAGCAACGACCCTGATCTCAAAATTCGCAAGTTTTCCGACGACGCACACATCAGCTACAACACCAAGACCCATCACCTCGAAGCCATCTTGCCCGATGGAGCGACAGCAACCATCAATGCCACAGGTGGCACGACGTGGAACGGCGACATCACCCACAACGGCAACATGCAACGTAATGGCAGTACCTCCATGACAGGTAATAATACCGTTGGTGGCAGTAGCTTGACACTGGGCAGTAGCCATTCTCAGGGCATGTTCACCTCAGATGGCGATATCAAAGCAGGCAATATCAGCTTGTCATACCACTTAACGTCAGGTGTGCAATCGGGTAACGGAACATCGGGAGTACCAATCCCATGATGTCACGTACCACTGGACGTTGGATTGGCGAGCTTGATCACATCAAGCAAAGCATTCAAGACATTTTGACCACACCGATCGGCGAGCGCACAGCACGCCGAGAGTATGGCTCAATCATTCCCGACTTAATCGACCAACCGATTAACGATGCGCTGATACTTCAGCTATACAGCGCCATTTACACACTGATCAGCAAATGGGAAAACCGCATCAGTATCGAGCAGATCACTGTCAGCGATCTGCGTGCAGGCGCATTAGTCTTTGATCTTGAGGCGATTCACATCGCCACAGGCGAACGTCTAAATCTCAACACCCCACTACAGATGGGAGCAGCTGCATGAGCGTAGACTTTTCAACACTTGCACAGCCAAAGTTGATCGAAGAAATCGACTTCGAGGTGCTTTTTGCTGAGCGAAAATCGGCATTTTTGGCATTGTGGGACGATGAGAAACGCCCAGCTTTAGAGGCGACTCTAGCTCGTGAATCCGAGCCGTTGACCAAATTACTTCAAGAAAGTTGCTATCGGGAAATGATTCTTCGCAATCGCATCAACCAAGCTGCGCTCAGCACATTACTCGCATTCGCAACCAGCACAGATTTAGATGCCGTGGTCGCAAACTATGGCATCACCCGATTGCTGATCAGTCCCGCAGATGAAGATAGCGATGCAGTCTATGAGTCGGACGATGCACTGCGTTATCGTGCAAGTTTAGTTTTCGACTCGCTCTCTGTTGCAGGTCCCACATCCGCATACGAATTCCACGCCTTGTCCAGCGATGGACGTGTCGGCGATGCCAAAGCGCTCAGCCCTGCACCCGCTGAAGCACTAATTATTATTCTGCAAAATGACTCAGCGACAGGACTTGCCAGCCAAGCCTTGCTCGACATTGTCTACGCATATTTATCAGATGAAACACGCCGACCTGTCGCAGATCGCATCACTGTGCAAAGCGTAGAGCCGATTGACTTTGCGATTAGTGCGACAGTTTACATCCCGAACTTACCCGAATCTGATCCGCTGATTACTGAAGCGACTGCCAAGGTCACTGCATATATCGAAGAAAGTCGCCGTATCGGTCGTTCGATTTACCTATCCAAGCTCTACGAGCTTTTGCATGTCACAGGTGTGACTCGAGTCAGCATCGAATCACCGACTGCCGACATCATCATCACGAATACCCAAGTCGCAAGCTGTAGCAGTGTGACTGTGACTGCAGGGGCGATCTGATGAGTAGCCTACTGCCACCGAACAGCACCGAGCTTGAGCGCAAAGTCGCCACAGCCAATGCTAAGGGCACTGATCTTGATGTCAAACATAAGACATTGAGCACCATTGACGACGCACCGAATCAATTTTTATCGGTGCTGGGCTGGCAAAACAGCGTCGACCGTTGGAATCGGGATTGGACAGATGCGCAGAAGAAAGCGCAGATCAAAGCCTCGTTCAATATTCATCAGAAAAAAGGCACGGTGGCGGCGCTTAAAGCCATCATCAAAGCATTTGGTTACTCATTGACGGTAACCGAGTGGTGGCAAGAAAACCCAGCCAACACACCTGGCACATTCCAGATCACGATTGATACAGATGGCAAGGACATTAACGAACAAGCATACAACACGCTTATCGATCTACTTCTCGATGCAAAACCACTGACACGAGAACTGACATCGATCGAAATCAACGTCATCACGATCAGAGGTGACACGCATGTTGCTTGCGCCATGTATGACGGCGAAGACGTCACGATTTATCCGCAACTACATCAGCCAATACCTTCGATTTTTCCAGGACTTGTTCACTTTGGCGATGACGTTACAGAAGTCCGCCCGCTGATCTTTAGTGCGATTCCAAACCTATTTTTTCAGTCTCTACATCTTAGTCATGAAGAGACGATCATCTATCCGAGATCATGATTATGTCACAGCAGTTTTATTCATTATTTACCGATGCAGGCTTGGCATTACTCACAGAAGCAATCCGAAGCGGCACACAGCTTGGCATCACACATATGGGATTTGGTGACGGCAATGGTGAGCTACCAGTGCCGAGCTCAGATCGCACAGCATTAGAAAATGAAGTCTACAAAGCACCGCTGAACAGCCTTAGCGCAGATGACGATAATAAAAATTGGCTCAAAGCTGAAACGATCATTTCGAGTGCTGTCGGCGGATTTACAATTCGTGAGCTTGGTCTATATGCGGGCGATGTCTTAGTTGCTTATTCAAACTACCCGACGACATATAAGCCGTTATCCAGCGAAGGTACTGCACGAATCATGACATTTCGCATGATTCTACAGATCGACAATATTGCCGATTTTAATGTCATTATTGATCCCGATATTGTACTTGCAACCGTTGCGTCAGTTACAGCACTAACGCAAACAGGACTAACGAATAGCCGAAAACTAAAAGAAAAAGTCAACGAATCACTGTCAATCAAAGATTTTGGTGGGATCGGTGATGGAACATATCACACAGTACAAGAATGGTTAGATAGCGGACGCTTTAATTCACTACAAGATATTAAAGCAGCATATCCGCTGACATTTACTTCAGAGTTTGGTGACGTTGTGCCCGAACTGTTGGCAAGCGACTCGATCGATTGGTTAGCGTGCAATGAATGGTATCGAACGCTATGTAAATACGGCGGGAAAGGTTTTGCGAACAACGGTGTTTATGTCATTAACAAGCAACTTTATAGCCGTTTAAGTGCAACTGTAAATATCGAATGCGGCGATGCGAAATGGGTAGCTTCTGCTAACTTTCCTACAACTTCATTTTTTAGCACAGGGTCTAGTGAAGCTCAGGACGTGTATTTCACGTGGAAAGGCGGTCACTTCGATGTGAAAAACGTACCTCATTCATCAGCAGGACAAGCCAATGATGGTTGGGCTTTTAATGCAGGTAATTGCAAGGGTGCGACGATTGAAATTAACCAAATTTACGCTGGCGAAGATTGGACGACAGCAGGTTCAGATACACTTTTTGGCTCATCAGGTGTACAAAACCTTTGGCTTAAAATCCATCATTTACAAGGTGCTGTAGATGCTGGCGTGTATATCACTCGCAAGCAAGATGGAAAAACGGGTACAGCACTATTTGTTGATGTGAATTGTTATAAATGTAATGTCGGCGTCATTGTAAAACGACGCTATGAAAGTGCGATTATCAACGTCGCAGCGCAAGACTGTGTAACCGCAGCCGCAACGGGTCAAGCTGAAATTACAGTCAACGGAGCTCAATTAAATGATGCACACGCAGGGCGTAATTTTGTATTTCATGTCAATGCTGCTCGCTGTCAATATCCATTGTTTATTCAGTCAACGACTGGTGTGCAAGCATTTGTTAATGCAGACAAAATGGGCGTCAACCTCCCGACATATACGTCTACAGGCGCATCTGTAGTACGATTGTCAGGCTCAAAAAATTGTCAAATTTATGCAAATTGCTCAGGACTTAATGATGGTTTAACGCTCTCAGAATGCAAGCTCGACGGCGTCGTCGCAAGACTGATCGAAACCGAAGGCAGCTACAATTATGCGCAAAACAATGTTGTTCATCTTAAAGCGACAGATTTAAGCAGTGTATTCATTGAAGAAGGCACTGGAACAAATAACAATTATGTTGAAGCACGAGTCACATCGTATATCTATGAGCCAACCTTAGTCGGAGTTGACAGCACATACTCAATATCTCGCTCTAAAAGTAAAGATATTCGATCAAACATTAGTCCGCAAAGCGCTACAAACAAATCAATTATCACACCGACATCGCTTTCGCTCGGTATTTCAAAAGATGGAACGACACAAGCACAGTCGTATGTAGACTTCTTTTCTGCTGGATCAACAACCACACGAGACGGTCGCATCATCGTAAGCGGCGGATCGCAGGGCACGAATGACAACGGCTATATGTCACTACAATGTCGAGAACTATTTTTACGGCCAAGCGTAGCGACATATGCCACTTCAAATATTGCACCGCTTCTCGATGTTGGGGCGTCATGCGGATCGCAAAGCCTACGCTGGTCTGTTGTTTACTCTGAAACAGGCGCAATTAACACATCAGACGAACGATATAAGCAAGACATTGACATGCTATCTGATATCGAAAAATCAGTAGCACTACAGTGTAAGCAACTGATCAAAAAATACCGATTTAAAAATTCAGTAAATTCAAAAGGTGTTGATGCTAGAACGCACATCGGCGTCATTGCGCAAGAAGTAAAAACAGTATTTGAATCAGCTGGACTTGATCCATTTGAGTATGGATTGCTGTGTCATGACACATGGGAAGCATCTGAGGAAATCACACAAGATATTCCAATTCTTGATGACGACGGCGTCATTATTGGTCATGAACAACACATTTTAAAAGAAGCACAGCCAGCGGGCGATCGCTACGGCATTCGCTACGAAGAACTCATCATGTTTATCTTGGCATCGGTATAAGGAGTAACTCATCATGACTCAATTATACTATTCAACATTTACTGATGCGGGCATTGCACTACTCACAGAGTCGATCAACAACGGCACCAAGCTCGGTATCACACACATGGCTGTTGGTGATGGAAACGGCACACTACCGACACCCGACTCATCTGCGGATCGACTTGTCAACGAAGTCTATCGAACATACATCGATAGTCTAGCACCCGATGAGGACGAGCCAAATTGGCTCAAAGCCAGCGCAATGATCGCAGGGCAAATCGGTGGCTTCAATATTCGTGAGCTTGGTCTATATGCGGGGGATGTCTTAGTTGCTTACTCAAACTACCCGACGACATATAAGCCAAGCACAGACGACGGCGCAAGCAAGTCATTAAACTTAGTGATGATTATCCAAATCAACAACATCAATCACTTTGAGCTAGTCATCGATCCAAATCTCGTAGTAGCAACACTGCAAGCTGTAGAGCAGATAAAAACCGACCTACAAACCAAGCTGGACATCGGTGCGATCAAAGGTTTTGCAAATTATGAAGAATTGCGAGCAAGCAGCACTACTGAAACAAGTATTAGAATCGCAAAAGAAGGGTTTACAGGACAGTTTTTACTTGATCAAAATGACACGACAAGTGTAGTTAACGGCGGTACGATCATCGTCGATGCACTAAATCGGCGCTGGAAACGTCAGTATAACGGTCGTGCAGATATTCGTTGGTTCGGTGCAGTAGTTGGTACAGATTCAACGACAGCAATTCAAAAAGCATTAAATGCGAAAATCCCTTTGTCTATCAAGGGTAAGTATTATGTGAATGCGCAATTAACAGCAACGAATTATATCGACATCGAAGGTGGAAATAATCTATCAGACGCATTAATTTGGCTTTCAACTGCTCCAAGCGATGGTATTAAAGCAACATTTGATAACTGGTTTTCAGAAGCATCCATCTCAAAACTTGGCATTCTTACTCAAAAACAAGGTGTAGGTACTGCAATTCAATTTGATGCAACAGAAGCACTAACAAAACAATTAGCGGGTACAAATAGTGCAAATTATTTTAACCGCTTTAGAAAAATCTCACAGTGCATGATTCGTGCAGAAAGTATTAATACAGCACTTTATGGCTGGAAAAACGGTATTGAATTGAATTGTCCATTTGCGATTGAAATTAAAGACAATGAAATTTATGGGAAAGCATCTGCATCAGCGGCGATTGCTTCAAACTTTATAGAGAATAGTGTGGGTGTACATGTTACTGATCAAACGCTGAGAACATTAGCGAATATTGAAGTATCGAACAACCGTATTTTCAATTTCTACACAGCTTGTAAAGTATACAATGTAGAAGGATTTACCTTTACTAACAACGATTTACAAGTCGATTTCGATGGTTTAGTGATTTTAAACACGATCATGAAAGTAAACCAGTACCGCATCAATTTAAATCATATTGGTGTAACTAATGACGGGATTGTCGTCAGTAATGCTAGACAAGTTTTAATTCATCAAAATGAATTGAGCTATAGAAATAGTCGTACTGAAGTGGGTGCTGAAGTCTATATGATCAAACTAGAATCAGTTTATTCATTTAATGTTGTCGGCAACTCAATCCGTGGTAATAAATTCAATAATGACGATGTGCTAATCAACGGTATATTGTTGTACTCAACAACGGATATTACAAGAGATGGCTCAATCACAGCGAATCAATTTCAAAACTTAAATAATGGTGTTGTATCTGGAACAGGCAAGCATATCAAAGTCATCGTAGCAGGAAATAACTTTGACGGTATGCGAGGGCTTAAATTAGTTAATGATCGTAGTCCAGCTCGAAACGCACAATTTCAAATTGGTAATGGTGATTTTAGTACAACACTTGATAACTTGAATCCAGCGTTGCGTGTAGAGAACACAGGGGCGATGTCAATTCTTGCTTTACGTCCTAATGGTGGTGCTGTAGCTGCATTTGGTACTAATGGTATTGTCGGTAATATTAGCGTTACAGATACAGCAGTTACATATAACACAACATCTGATCAGACATTAAAGAATGATCAAGGCTTAGCATCAAAATCAGAAGCAACAGAAATCGTTAATCAAATTGATATTCACAATTTCAATTGGAAAGTGAACGATCAACACGATATTGGTGCTTTTGCACAAGAGTTATATCAAGTCTATCCAAGCGCTGTAACCAAAGGCGGGTGGTTATTAGAAGATGGCTCTATGAGTGATACAGAAGTTGAAGGATCATATTATCAAGCGTGGTCTGTAGACTATTCAAAATTGATACCGCTATTGATCTTATCAATTCAGAATCTCTCGAATTAACTTTTGTTGTCTACTCCCAATACACAACTAGATTAAAGTTGTAAACATCTCATCTACAACCACCCTCGCATGCATTGCTATGTATTATTTGTAAGCCTGTGAACTGAAAACAACAGATCACAGGCTTATTGCATCATGGCAAGCACAGATTACCACCACGGTGTCCGAGTATTAGAGCTCAACGACGGCACTCGACCTATTCGTACAGTATCTAGCTCGATTATCGGCATCGTCTGCACTGCATCAGATGCAGATGCCACCAAATTCCCACTGAACACCCCAGTGCTATTGACCAACGTCCAAGCAGGCATCGCAGATGCAGGCGTAGAAGGCACATTAGCCACCACACTCCAAGCCATTGCGGATCAGACCAACACCGCCACCGTTGTGGTGCGTGTAGAGCAGCTTGAAGATCCAGCAGAGCAAACCTCAGCGATCATCGGCACGACCACAGCGGAAGGCAAATACACAGGCATGAAAGCCTTGCTTGCAGCCGAGGCACAGCTTGGTGTCAAACCACGTATTCTTGGTATCCCTGGTCTCGATACAGACGCTGTCGCCAGCGCACTGGTCAGCATTGCACAGTCATTACGTGCCTTTGCATATGTATCTGCCTATGGCTGTGCCACCAAAGAAGAAGCCCAAGCCTACCGTCAGACTTTTGCAGCACGAGAAGTCATGGTCATTTGGCCAGACTTTTTGGGATGGGACACCACAGCCAACGCCACCACCACATTTCACGCCACAGCACGAGCACTTGGCTTACGTGCCAAGATCGACAACGAGATCGGCTGGCACAAGACCATCTCCAATGTCGCAGTCAATGGCGTTACAGGCATTAGCGCCGATGTTTATTGGCAGTTACAAGACCCAAATACCGATGCAGGCTATCTCAACAGCCACGACATCACCACCATCGTCAACCGAGATGGCTACCGCTTTTGGGGATCACGCACCTGCTCAGACGATCCACTCTTTGCTTTTGAAAACTACACCCGCACCGCACAGATCCTCGCCGACACCATGGCAGATGGACACATGTGGGCGGTGGACAAACCACTTACACCAAGCCTTGCCAAAGACATCATCGAAGGCATCAATGCCAAGCTTCGTGAGCTGATTCTTGGTGGCTATTTGTTAGGTGGCGAGTGCTGGCTTGATCCTGAGATCAACACCAAAGAAGTCATCAAATCAGGTCGCTTCTACATCGACTACGACTACACCCCAGTACCACCGCTTGAAGACTTGATGTTCCGTCAGCGCATCACCGATCGCTACTTGGTGGACTTCGCAGCACGAGTCGCAACGGCATAAGCCCTGCGACTTCATCAGCACACAGACAAACATAAGGAATCAAGCACATGGCACTTCCAAAAAAACTCAAACTCATGAACCTCTACGTCGAGGGTAGCTCATATCTCGGTCAAGTCGGCGAAGTCACCTTACCCAAGCTCGGACGCAAGTTTGAAGACTGGCGAGGCAACTTGAATGGCAATGTCAAATACGACCTCGGACTTGCCGACGATATCAACGAGATGACGTGGAAGCTCGGTGGCGTGGACAAAGCCGTACTTTCACAGTTCGGTGCTGCATCCATGACGGCATTCGGCTTGCGTTTCGCAGGTTCGTATCAGCGAGATGACACAGGCGAGCTTGATGCAGTCGAAGTCGTCATTCGTGGTCGCCATGAAGAGATCGACATGGGCAATAGCAAATCAGGCGACGACACCGAAACCACGATCAAAACTATTTGGACCTACTACAAGCTCAGTATCAATGGCGAAGTCGTTATCGAGATCGACATCCTTGGTATGAAAGAAGTCGTCAACGGCGTAGACCTCCTCGAAAAACACCGAAATAACATCGGACTGTAAACCCTTTTCCTACCCACTGGTGATCTCCAGTTGCCAGTGGTTTTTTTCAATACATCACACCACATTTTAGGACGACCATTATGGAACAACCCAACACCCCGACCCAAGAGCAGCTCGACAACCAAAAAGCCATTGCAGAAGACAGCCAAGTCGTCGAACTGGATAACCCGATTAAGTTTGGTGAACAGACACTTACCAGTATCACCATTCGCAAGCCCAACATCCGAGCGATGTACGGCACAAAGATCGCCGATCTATTACAGGGCGACGTCACAGCGATCTGCACCATCTTGCCACGCATCAGCGAGCCGAACCTGACCAAGACACAGATCGACCAACTCGAACCTGCAGATCTCGCCCAAATCTCGGGAGTGATCATGCTTTTTTTGCAACAGAAATCAGTGCGTGCCCAAATCTTACAGCAACAGTAGAAGACGCTATCGCCGACATCGCCGTCGTCCTGCACTGGTCACCACAGACCTACGACGGCATGTCACTATCAGAACTCATGCAGTGGCGAGAACGAGCAGCTGCACGACACGGGACAGATGATCAATGAAACCATTACGCCTTGAGCTCATCTTTGGTGCAAAAGACAGTCTATCCCCAGCACTACAGCACATGGTCGGTGGCAGCAAAGCCACCACCAAAGCCCTGACTGCCACCACCAAAGCCATTGCCAAGCTCGAAGTCGATCAAAAGAACATCGACAGCTATCGCAAACTACGCACAGCACTGGATGAAACCAGTCAAGAGATTGCGCAACAAAAAGACCTGATCGCAGACTACAAGCGTCAAGCCGACCTTGCACCGCTCACCAGTAAACAGACCAAAGAACTCGAAAAAGCCGAGAAAGCACTCGATCGACTCAACGAAGGTTATGAGCGCAACTCAAAGAAGCTCATCAGCAACGTGCAACACATGCACCAAGCAGGCATCAAGGTCGAATCACTGGCACAGGATGAATCCAATCTGAAGGACAAGATCCATCAGACCACCATGGCATACAACAAACAAAAGATTGCTGTCGATCGCATCAACACAGCGCAGAAGCAATACCAACAAACCCAACAGCGCCTACAGACCATTCGAGGACATGCCACTACAGGATTAATGACTGCAGGTGTCGCCACCGCAGGCATGGGTGTCCCTGTTGTGCAAGCTGCCAATTTTGAAGACAGCATGCTTGGCATCGCAAAACAGCTCGACGGTGCACGAGATAGCTCAGGCAAGCTGACCAAGACCTTTTATGACATGCGCAGTGAAATCCTTGCCATGGGACGTGAGTTGCCTGTATCCAATGATGAACTGGCCAGAATGACAAGCAACGGCTTAAAGATGGGAGTAGCTGAAAAGGAAGTCAAAGGATTCACTTTCGAAGTGGTTAAGATGGGTTCAGCATTCGAGTTACCCTATGAACAGCTTGCAGAAGATATGGGCAAGATCGCCAACTTGTACAAGCGACCGATCAGCCAAATCAGCGAGCTTGGAGATCGCATCAACTACCTTGATGACAATGCTCAATCAACAGGTGCAGGCATCATCGACTTTATGCAACGAGTCGGCGGTACAGCGTCGATGGTCAATATCACTGATATAAACACCGCAGCATTCGGTTCAACATTAGAAACATTGGGAGAGAAAGCTGAAACTGCAAGCACAGCGATGAATGCTGTGTTTTCAAGGCTTGGTGCTGCCAATGCGCAATCAAAGCCATTCAAATCCATGTTGAATGAACTAGGGTTGGAAGCACATGAAGTTGGGAACATGATGCAAAGAGATGCTGTGGGTGGAATATACGCAGTCATGGATGCAATTTCCAAATTACCTAAAGAATCCACGATGGAAAAGTATTGGGTACCTGCACAGATGGGGAAAAATGGTAAGGTACTTAAAGCAGGATATTTTGCTGAACAGGCAACCACAACTCAAATTCAGGCGGTGGCAGAGCTATTTGGTGCAGAGCACTGGGACACGTTCTCTAAACTTATGCAAAATAGAGCTGAACTAGAGAGGCAGATTGCCCTTGCCAACAGTAGTGCTGCAAAAGGTTCAATGACCCGAGAGCATCTCGCTCGCATGCAGAACGCATCTGCAAAATATGCGTTATTTAAAAATTCCCTTTCTGAGCTTGCCATAACCGCAGGTACGATGTTACTGCCAACATTGAACGCCATGATGGCAAAAGGTGCAGGCTTAGTATCTATGGTCACCGACTGGGCAAACGCCAACCCAGTCCTCGCCAGTACCCTGACCAAAGTCATCGCAGGTGGCATCCTATTACTCGGTGGCATCTCCGCACTGGCACTCGGCATCACCACACTGCTTGCACCCCTAGCATTTCTCAAGATGAGCATCAGCGCACTCGGTGGTGGCTTTGGCTTGTTCTCAAAGTTGGCGATGGGTGGCATCAGTACCATCAAGATGATTGGTACTGTATTTATGACGGTTGGACGCATGATGCTTGCCAACCCAATACTACTGGCGATCACAGCGATCGCAGTCGCCGCATACCTCATTTACAAAAATTGGGAACCGATCAAAGGATTCTTTGTCGGCGTTTGGAATAGCGTCGTATCCGCATTTCAGACAGGCATCGACTGGATCAAAAACATTATTCGATCAGTCGATAGCGTCTTTGCAAACAATCCGATTTTGACGTTCCTATTCCCCTTGATTGGTATTCCCCGCATCATCATCGCCAACTGGTCAAGCATCAGTGCATTTTTTAGTACCATTTGGACAGCGATCAGCACTGCCACCAGCACCGCAGTCAGTGCCGTTTGGAGCTATGTCACAGACAAGTTTAATGGGATTCGCAACTTTCTCAGCACATGCATGGATATTATCAAAGGCATCGTATCC